GCATAGAAACATGCAGTACCGACGATGACACGAAAACGAACGGATTGTTTGAAACGATAGACTTTCATGTAAGCTCCTTTAATCAATCAATACATGTATTATATACCCAAAGCCATTTATTGTCAAGCGGTTTCTTTACGCTTGGAATCCATCATTTCGGAAAGAATGTACTTGGCGATGTTCATCAATTTGCGGCTATCATCATTGCGATCCATAGCCAAGAGTTCCTGGGCATCAGAGAGGATGCTCATCACGACCATTTCGATACCACACATTTTTGCGGTAATACTTTGTACGTACTGCTCATTGATATTTTGCTCGGTCATACCATAGCATTTGGATTCGAATTCAGTCATGTCAGCTCCTTTAATCAATCAATACATGTATTATAGTCCCAAACCGATTTATTGTCAAATTTTGGGTACAAAAAAGCCCCTAAAATTGGGGCTAAAAAGTAGTACTAAAGTGTTACTTTTAGACTTCTCTTTTTGTAATGATTTTGTCTGCTAAACCGTAGTCTACGGCTTCTTGGGCACTCATAAAATTGTCACGTTCCATGTCACTAGCCAACTCCTCAAACGTCTTTCCTGCACTATTATGGTGAACATAGATTTGTGTGAGGTTCTTTTTCATTTCAAGGATTTCATTTACTTGAATCAACATGTCGGTTGCTTGACCACGTGCGCCACCTGAAGGTTGATGGATCATATGTCGTGCGTTGGGTAGAATCATGCGCTTACCCTTAGCACCTGCTTGTGCTAACAAACTTCCCATACTACAGGCCTGACCCATAACAATAGTTTGTACATCAGGGCGGATAAATTGCATAGCATCATAGATAGCCATACCAGCAGTTACTGAACCTCCCGGGCTATTGATGTACATTGAAATGTCTTTGTCACCCTCGCTCTCCAAAAACAACAATTGGGCAACAATCAAGTTAGCCATTTGGTCGTGAACCTCGCCTTCAAGCAAGATAACACGGTCACGCATTAAACGACTGTAAATGTCGTAGCTACGTTCACCTTTAGATGTTTGTTCAATAACGATTGGTACGAGAGCCATAAGATTCCTTTTATTAAAATTTACGATAAATACTAAATCGGTGATACAATTATCACTTCATTAACTAGAGATTGTATATGAGACATTACGAATTTGCAACACGTTTGGATGAGAAAGCGCCCGTTCAAGCACCACAAATCCAACAAATATTAGATGCTGGAACAGTCCAACAAGCTATTATGAAAGCTGGGTATTCTGATATTAAGCCAAATGGTAATAAACTCAATGTGTTGATTGAAATCCCAGCTGGCCAGAACAAGGGCGAATATCGTACCAAAGTATTACAAGATTTGTTAGGTAAGTTAAATCAGCTTTTACCAAACAACAAGCCTACATATAGCAAAGACCCAAGTTTAAGTAGTTTGGGCGGAATCATATTTCAAAATAGTAGAGTATCTGTAGTTATAAAAGATGTGGGTAAGCAGGGTGAAAAGAGTGCAGGTGTTGCAAACGAAGCAACCTTAGCTAATTTATTAGGTAATATCATTAAAAAATATGGCTCTGTTGATGTGACATTCGTTGATCCTCGCGGCAAGAAACTAAGCATATCTAATGCTACCTCAATTGAATTAGTAGGTAAAGATACTGCTGACCGTAAAAAGTCTGATGCTATTTTGATCGGTAAAAAAGGTCGCTTACCAATCAGTCTAAAACAACTAGATGCTGATGCATGGGAAAGTGCTGATACATTATTCGGTCAACGTGCAAAAGGTATCATTCAAAAATTACAAGATGACGGCGTTATACAATTAGAAGTTATCGGTAACAGAACTAATAAGCGCACAGGACAAGAGACTCCTGTATACAAGTTAACTAAAGAAATCGTAGTAGAACCTACCCCAGAAGAAGCAATGAATGCTATCTTTGGTACTGACTTAAATCCTAATGGTGGAGTGGTTATTCAGACCTTCAAAGAAGAACACTTTGTGCAAGAAGGAAACAACATTACTATTGAGGCACATGCTGTCATTGCTAAGCCTGAAGACATTCCTGAAAGTCACATGATGGTATGGCTGATCCGTAACGATAGCACACGTGCAAATCCATTACCCGGACTACGTACATTAGGTGTCACATTAACACGTGGTATCGGTAAGAAGGGTACAAAAGACGTTATCCTAGTTGACGTTAACGGAAACGTTGTAAAGAATCCTAATATCAAATAATCAGGCTTTGAACAAGTTTTGATGTTTGTACCAACGGCGCTGACTATGCGCCGTTTTTAATGGAATGTCGTGCTCACGCATTACATCACGGAACTGAAAGAAACTAGGTCCATGACTCATTAAAAAGTCTTTACCTTCTTCAGCACGGGTAGGTCCTATAATATCCCATTGATACTGATGAGCCATTTCATGTGCTACAATAGCGACTAACCACTGCATACTGATCCACTTATCCATTAGACGGATTTCACAATAGCTACCAGTTCTAAACTTTTTAGTATCACCTACACACATTCCCCAGTATTTGCGGCATCTAGGAAGTAGATAAATGTTGGGTTTTTTGAGTTCGTTGTCGAATACTTCATAGTTCACCATTTCATATATGTGATGAACCAAGTTATACGACGGACGAAAATGTAACCTTTTCTGCTCATAGAGTGATGGCAGAGGAAAAGCCATGAGTTCACGTAGAGTTAAGTTCCCGGTGTACATAACAATATTTAGCGTCAGAAAATTATATTTATCTGGTAAAACCGTTAAATATACAGTAAGGAGAAAAATATGTTAAATTTTCTAAAGAAACTATTTGGATTTGAGAATAAACCAGCAGAGGCGCCGGTACCATTTCCAATGGAAAAGCCAGTCGAGGCAAAACCTGAAGTCGTTCCTGCACCTGTTGCACCTGCACCAGTAGTAGAAGCAAAGCCAGAAGTTGTCACTAAGCCTAAGGCAGCTGCCAAAAAGACAGCTAAACCAAAAGCTGAAGTAAAGAAGACTGCTCCAGCCAAGAAGCCACGTGCTCCTAAAGCACCAAAAGTCTAACTGAATATCTAGATGCAATTTGGGTTCGATATTATTAGCGATTTGAATCTTACAAAAGAGGATAAACTAGATTGGGAGGGTAAAGCGACTAGCCTATATTGCTTGATACCAGGTAATATAAGTGACAACATGCATGTTGTATTAAGTACTTTACGACACTTATCTAATCACTATCACGGTGTATTTTATATTGACGGAAGCCTAGAAAATACTTCATTAGAAGATCGTGACCGTAGAACCGAAGAAATTGCTAAGATATGTTCTTCACTAAAGAATGTCGTTTATTTACACAACCACGTTGTTGTAGTAGACGGCATTGCTTTAGTGGGAATTAATGGATGGTATGGAAATCGCAAAACGTCTGATTCACATGACTTAATCAGATTAGAAATGTTTATGCACGAAGACCTTGCTTATTTAGGCAAAACTATCGAAAAACTTCAACTACACGTAGATGTTAAAAAAGTAGTTATTATGTCAAATAGTGTGCCATCGAAGGAGCTTTATTTCGGCGAAGCACCTGTAGATATGACAGATGGTTACGGTCCTGTTGTTAGCTTAGTAACAGACACCGAAGGTAAGGTCACTACTTGGATTTTCGGCACATATGACAAAACGGTTGACACTGTTATAAATGGGGTTCATTATTTAAACAACCCTAGTTATAAGCGTCAACCGTATTGGCCGAAACGTTTGAATATAGAAATTAAGTAGTTTCTGCTTCTATCTTAACTTGTAGAGGGTACCCTGCTTCTCTAGCTTCAAGGGTAACCTCTATACCTTTTTGTTCTGCGATTTCATATGGAAGAACTGCAACAACTGCACTACCGTCATTGTGAATACCCTCAGTGATATGCAAAGCGGTATCATCGGTGTAATTAAAGTGCTCAACTAACGATGTAACTACAAACTCCATAGTTGTATGGTCATCATTCATATAAATGACTTTAAACATTGGTGGTTCTGCAATTTTAAGATTTGGTTTGATTTTTACTTTTGATTCTGTATTAGCCATTTTAATTACCTTGAAAGAGTGTGCAGTTTCCTGCACACTGTTATTATATTACTTATCGTAAACAATTGCAATCTTCTTGGGCTTTTGTTCGTCAGGGACGATTCGTTCCAAATAGATTGTAAGTATTCCGTCTTTTACTAGTGCGTTCTTCACTTCAACGTGTTCAGCTAAAGTAAATTCGCGGGTAAAGTCACGGCTACTGATTCCTCTGTGTAGATACTCAGCAGTTTCATCTTCAGTACGAAGTTTGCTACCTTTTACAGTAAGTACACGCTTTTCCAATTGCACATCAATTTCGCCATCGCTAAAGCCAGCAACAGCCACTTCAATATAGAAAGCATCATCTGATTGCTTTACAATATTATATGGTGGATAATTGTGTGAATGTTGTGCATTCATTTGTTGATGAATCAACCTATCAAACAATGGGTCGAACCCAACGCCGAATTTATGAATGTCTCTGAAAATGGAAGGAATGTCTCCGGAACGGAGTGTTAGATTTGTCATGTTTTTCTCCTTTAAAGCAAGTTATGACATTATAGTAGACCCGACCATCGGCATCTACATACGTATTTATTTTATAAAAAATACGCAAAAAATTATACTATTTAGGTTAAAAAAGTTTTGGGGGAAGTTGTTGGTCACGCAAGTGCTTTTTCCATCTACGTTTAGCCTGGCTCATTGCTACCTTACGCTTGGTTGTTGGTTTGACAAACTCTTGGCGCTCACGTACTTCCTGAAGCAATCCTGAATCGGATATCTTCTTTTTGAATTTACGTAACGCTTTTTCTACGTTATTATCGTGTACTTGAACTTTGCGGCCCGTCATATAATGATTCTGGATTAATAACCTTCTCCTTATCTATATTTAGCAGTTTGATTTCATTTTCTCGGTATTTGCGTACATGATACATATGTGGCATCAACACACGTTCCACCTCTGTATGCAACCCGCGGGCCCCGGTTTTTAATTTAAGTGTATTTTCTGCTATTTGCTCAATCGCATCATCGGTGAACGTTAATTCAATATCATCTAAACTTAAAATATACTTGTATTGCGACAAATAGTTATTCTTCACATCCGTCAGTACATGTATTAGTTGTTCCTTACTAAGGTCGTCAATACTTACTGTGGTAGTAAATCTACCGATAAATTCAGGAATCATGCCAAACTTGGTCAAATCATCGGGAATGACTTTTGACATGTCACCTTCGATTTTCTTATCTTTGATACTAGCGTTGAAGCCAATGCTTGTGCCGGATAGGCGATTGGAGATTATATCTTTCAGTCCTACAAAGGCGCCACCTGCAATGAACAATATATTTTTGGTGTTTATCTCTATCATATCGCCACCGGGGTGTTTTCTACCACCTTGCCCGGGTATACGACAAACTGTACCCTCAACTAATTTGAGCAACGCTTGTTGTACACCTTCACCCGAAACATCACGGGTAATGCTAGTGCTTTCACCCTTACGTGCAATCTTATCAATTTCATCAACAAACACGATACCGCGTTCGGCCAAAGCCCTATCGCCTCCGGCTGCATTTAATAGCATAGATATCATGGATTCAACGTCATCACCCACATACCCAGCTTCCGTCAAACTTGTTGCGTCTGCTACAATGAAGGGCACTTTGAGATATTTGGCTACTGTCTTTGCTAGCAATGTTTTACCAGAACCTGTAGGTCCAATGATAAGAACGTTGCCCTTTTGAATTTCAATATCTTTTGGAGGAAAATTTATGCGTTTATAGTGATTGGCAATAGCAACGCTCAATACAACTTTAGCGGAATCTTGACCAATAACGTACTGGTCAAGATACTCCTTGATACTTTCAGGATCGTAGCTTGGTTCTTTTTCTGGCTTAACTTCTTCAAGTTCGTCATTTACTAAATCCTGGCATAAGTCTATGCATTCATCGCAAATAGCAACGTTATCACTGACTACCAGTTTCTTGACTACTTCTTTACTTTTTCCACAAAAGCTACATTGGGTTAGTTTTTCTTCGGACATATTGTTGTTTTGATTTGTGCGTAAGTACTTATCATTAGTAATACTTACGCACAATTTCGCACTAACTCAGGTGTCATCTTAATGTTATGAATATTCTTCATACGCACGTTGGTAACGTTGATATAGTGTTTATCGTAAATGCTATTTTGACCTTGTAAATAAATGTCATTGTAACCTAGTTGGTCGCCACCGTATTCATTCCACAGTTTGCCACCAGCATAGAATGGCTTGAAGCATTGAGTAAAAACTAATTTATTGAATTCATCGTACATGGACACTCGAACCTGCAATTCATTTAGCCTCTTGACTAACATGGTCTGCTTAGAATTGTCAGGAAAATAGAATGATGACAATGTATCAACAAACCTACCTTCAGTACGAACCTCAATTTTAGCCTGACTCATTCTTTTGCGATCACCAACAATAGACAACGCTTCACGTATTGATTTTAGGTATGCTTGATTCCAAGACATTTGATATGGAATCTCAAATACCAATTCATTGTTAGGGTGAACGATAGGATTGGGACGACCAAACTTCAAGTCAAATGCTTTACTAGGAAAGTCATTCACAATCTTTTCATAGACCATGTTGGCATCATTACGTTGGGTCTTGATAGTGTCGTATTGTGCATCCAAACGATCACCATTCAATGACTTTTCATCTTTACCGAAATTTGTCTTGTGCATTGCCATATCACTATGACGCACCCAAACGTCTACGGTAACCTTAGTCATTTCGGGTGATGTGTTGGTATCAACAATTTTATAGTTGTCAACATAACCGGCACTGTAATTAGCAACTTCATCCTTTGAAAGTTTGTCGTTGATAATCTCACGTGCGCCTAGAATTGCACTACCGACCTTGATTTGCACGGCTTCACGGAATGCATTTTTAAGTGCCTGTTCTTGCGTTGAGCCAGTACCGGTCACACGAATCGGAACACCTTGTGTGACTTGGGTACTAGCACATGCCGTCATAAACAAGCATAGTGCTAGTAATAAGTTTTTCATTATCGGAATTTCTTGTTGAAGAATTCGCTTGCATTTTCGCTATCACGATCCCAACGAATCGTCACAGCAACAGTTTGGCGATCTACGACTTGGTGTTTAACTGCACGAACACCTTTCAAGATACCACTTGCTTCCACACGAATCACCTCAGCCACAGAACGAACGGTATCGTTTGCGTTTTCACGGATTGCGTAGTTAGTATCCTTGCTGGCCTCGTCCTCGCTCATGCTGACTTCCTCATCAGACTTGATGCGATTTTTGATTCGGTCATTAGCCTTTTCAACGTTCTTAGCCATTGTGCGAGTAACGCGGGAACTGTAAACATCTTCACGGATGAAGTGACGGAGTTTAGCCTTAGCTTTGTCGCTGGCAATACCGAATGCAGTTTCACGTGCAAACTCACTGTTACCATTGCTAGGTGCATAGCCAGTGACCTCAATGTACTTGATATCACCTTTGACGCAGGTCGCATCAGTCACACCAGTGAACCACTTACAGTCCCAACCCAACTTGATACCTTGTCGTTCAAAGGTCGTTGCAAGATTTTGATTGTTGATTGCGGATACAGGACCTGCATCAACACCTGCAGTCTTGTTAGAACCTACAGTAGAACAACCTGTAGCAAGTACAGCGATGGCGAGAACAGAGATAAAACGTTTCATGTTGAAACCCTCATTAGTTACGATAGATAGAGTATACAACAAACGGGAATATTTGTCAAGTTTTTTTGATAAAAGATTCAATGGCATCCTGCTCTTCCGGAGTCAAAAGGTCAGGGTCATACTCTCCGGATCCGATTTTGTTAACTAAATGTTGAATATATTTAGGATCGTTTAAGTAAGAAGTAGTACTTTTGTTTATATCTAGCCATTTTGATCCGTCAAACT